CAACTTGAGAAGCGTCAGAACCTGAAACTTCGTATTGATCTTTAAGAATAATTGGCTTGTTAGTAAAAGTAGTGAAAGCTGGTTTAACAGATCTAGCACCGCTATATTCAGTTCCTTTTGAATTTTCAGAACCAAATACCATTATAGTACAAGCATTGTCACCATTCACAAACCCCATGTTAGTTAAATGAGCACCACCATAAGGTAAAGCTGTAATAGTTTGAGAACCAGCAGCAGCAACAGTTACTAAAGCAGTAACAGTTTGACCACCACCTGAAATTAATACTTGATCACCAACTCTAATACCATGAGTTGTAGTGTGTGCTACACCGTCAATATCAGTTAAAATATTAATAGTACTAGCTGTAACATCAAGCATGTCACAAATATAAGATAAGTGTAACCTACCTTGTTCTGACCAAATAACTTGATCAGCTGACATAGCTTCTTCCGCCCCTACTTGACCTAAGAATCCTGAAATTGTACGTTTACCGTAAACCTCAGCTTCTTTTTCCATCAAGTCTGGAAGGTATTGCTGTGCCCATCCATTAGTTTGGATGTCTAAATAATTATCCGACGTTATTTGCTGCACTGGAGCAGCTTGAAACGACGTTCTTGCAGTAATTGCCATTTTTTATTGTTTTAAATTGTTATTTATTATTTTTAATTTTAAACTTAAAATCATTAGCATCATCACCTAACACTCTTACTTTTATACCTCCAGCATCTATGGTTCCATGACTTTGTCTTGGATTCATATCAACGTTTTTAGCTTTAGCAACACTATTTTTCATAGCATCAGCTTTTCCTTGTTCATAAAAGTGTTTTGCAACAGCGTCTGCATTCATTGCTGTATATAGAGATTTATGATAACCCTTAGCGTCTGTCAAAGTAGAATTTTTATCGACAAACTTTGCCATAAAATTCTTTGAATCACTTTGGATGTTTTTAACCTCTTCAGCGTTGTTTACATTAAACCTGTATTTCTTATCACCGACGTTATATTCAAAACCTTTGAACTTGTCGTTAAAAACTTCATTAGTTTTTTGTGTAAAAATATCAGAGTTCTTTTTAACTGTCTTTTGAGTTGCTTCTGACTCCTTGTTATATCTATTAAAGAAATCGACTGCTTTCTGTTGCTCACCCGTGAGCTTTGAACCAGCTTTAATTTCTTCATAGTATTTGGACTTTTGCCCGTCCAGATGGGCTCTAGCGCTGGCAACTTGCTCTTTTAGCGCTAATTTTTTTCTTCGTATATCTCTATCTTCGTCGACTTCTTCGTCGTAAGAGAACGAGTCTTCCATAAGGAAGTTAATTTCTTCATTGTTTAAATGAGGTTTTGTTTGCTTGTAGTATTCATATAATAGATTTTGATCATCTAATTTTGAATAATCTTGATTAAGTTTAACATAATCATTTAAATCTCCACCAGTCTCCTCCATAAAGTCCATTAACTTTTGGATATTCTCTGGTAATGGTTTTCCAGTAGCTTCAGCTTCAGCAACAGCTTCTTCGATTTTTTCTTCAACTTCAGCAACAGCTTCTTCAGTAGAATCTTCGGTAATTTCTTCTAATACTGGAGTTTCTTGTGTTTCAGCTTCCGGTTGTATTTCTTCTTGTTTTTCTGTGGTGTCGGCATTTTCAGGCTCTGCAACCACTCCGCTGTCGTCAGCGTTATCTTCTTTAGTTTCATTTTCTTTTGGTGTTGGTGGTTTACTTAAATCTACTTTAATAACACTATCGTCTCCAGCAGATTCAAATTTACTTTCATCGACTTGTTGAGTCGTTTCTTGGGTAGTTTCTTCAACTACTTGCTCTTCTTTTTCTTCCATAATATAATATAATAATAATTAATAATTTTAACTAGGGTCAAACGCTCCTAAATCAAATCCCCCGCCTAATGTATCATTACCTGCGGATTCAAAGTTTTTAGGTGGTTTTCCACTATTTCTTTGTTCAATCATTTCTGATTGCTGTGTAGCTTGTATTTTTGTTCTTTCGTCCTTCCTATCTTCTTTTTGTTTTTCTCTTTCTTTAATTCCATCAACCTCTACTCCTTTCAGTTGCATGTTGTATTGGAATTCTAACTCCATTAACTCTTTTTTAAGTTGAACTTCTTGTTGCATTTTTTGAGCTTCAATTTGAGCTTTCATTTGTTCTAATTGAATTTCATTTTGAGTTAACACTTGGTTTTTTTGTAATTCTATTTGTGCTGCTGCTTGTGCAGCTTGAGTATTAGATTGTGTTTGCGCTTGTATATTTTCTAACTGCAATTGTCTATCTTTTTCTTCTTTTCTTTTTCTACGCAATTTTAAAAGTTGATTAGCTAATTTAATATTACGTATTTCCCTAAGATCAATAGCATCCTCAATATCTATGGTTTTTTGCTGAATAGCCATTTGTATATTGTTTTCTAATATAGCTTTTTGCTCTTCATCTGGTTGTAACTCTATAAATATTCCAAAATCATACAAATGTAATTCTGACATTTCTTCCAACGTAGCCACGTTGTGAGCGCCTATAGCTTGTATAAAAGCATCGGCTGTAGGAGAATATTCTAATACATCTGATATTCTTAACGATAAGCATTCTGCTGTTTCAGCTGTTAAATATAAACCAGCCTGCAGTATATGTCTTGTTGCTGTGTTTGAATTTGCAGCGGCTAGCTTCTGAACTCCAACCAAAGCGTTTTTATCTGGCATACTACCGTCTCTAGCTTCGTTTAATCCGGTAACATCTCTTATCATCTGTAAATAGTAATTGTAATTACCAATAAGAGCTTGCATTTTGTTTCCACCAGAACCTGATGTTATTTCTTGAATAGGTACTTTACCTGGATTCATGTCTCCCTCAGAAGTAAATGATCTACCAATTACCGAACCTGTTTGGAAGAACATATTTAAAGCTTCTTGTGGATTATAATTTGTTCCATTACCTAGATCAACTTCAGCTAAACCATCAGCGTCTAAATAAACACCATCAGGAACCATACGTGACATCACTTGTTGTAATTTTAAATGAGTCAACTGAATCATATCAGCAAATCCAGTAATTCTTTTTACCAATGAATCTATTTTACCATTATACATTCTTGGAGCAACAATAGCATAGTTCATTTTTACTTTAGTAAAATCACTTTTAGGACGCATCATGTTTTTGGACATCTCCCATTTAAGCAATTTGTCAGTACCAAGAACCATAGCTCCTTCATATAAACATTCTATTGATCTTAACATTCTGGTATAACCACCCTCCATGTTTTCTGGTGGATTAAAGGAATCATCTTTTGGTATAATTTTTTCAGCACCAGTTCCTGTTTGTTTTACCTTGTATACTTCGTTCATGTAAGTTTTATAATTAAAATACAAAACTTGAATATTATTGTTATCTTCTTTATCTACAGAGTATCTTGTGTTGTAATTGTTTCTATTATGCGATTTATTTTTCATTATATCTTCAAGATCACTTTCTGATAAATGAGGAAATTGCTTTGCTAGTTCGTTTACAGGTATAGATTTTACTTCACCAACATAATATATATCATCAAAATAAGGGGAGTCTGTATAAGAATAAACTAAGTTAGCTGGGTCAACATAATTTATTGTAACGCCCTCAGACGTTGTAAAATTTGTTTTAACAGCGCCAATACCTAGTACAGTAAGGTCGTGATAAAATCTTTTTTTAGTTAGTTCATACTTATTACCTTCAAATAAAACATTTAATGCTTGTTCTTCCGCTAACTCCACGGCTTGCTTATAATTAAGCTGCATGTGTATACCTAACTCCTCATCATCTATCGGTAGCTCTTTAATTTCACTTTCTCTTAAATCAATACCAGTGTTTTGCTTAACATCTTCGTCGTAAGCTTTCATTTTCATGTCTGCTATTATAGATTCCATATAATCGGTTCTTTGTTTTACACCGTTAGGAGATTGAGAATACGCCTTTATATCGTATATTCTCTCAGCAATACCGTTTACAACTATATCTACAAATTTAGGTATAATTGGAACTGGTTTCCAGTCTAAATTTAAATAGGACAAATCACCGTTTATAGATAACTCATCCTTATACTTTTGGATAGATTGTTCACCTCTAGCGTACAATCTTAAACTATGAAAATTATTATGATTAGTTTTGTATTTACTAACGCTTCTATCGTTATTGAACCACTCTGTTTCTATTGCTTTACCAACTTTCAAACCATAATCATAGCTTAGCTTTTCAGCATCACTAACTGTTTGACTTGGGAAATAACTTTTAATGCCAGACTCTGCCATATTTATTATTTGATTATTTGTGAATTAGTTCCAGTATTACTGTACTTGGAAATATTTATATTTAGTTTTGGTTTTTTAACCTTTGCATTTGGAGCGTATAAATGTCTATTGTTAGCCATTATAGCTAAACCAGAGCTTATTGAAGCGTCATACTTTGTTCTTTTCGTTATATCGAACCTACTCCAATCACTCAATAAGTCGTTGAAATATAGATCACCAAATGTTCCATCTTGCTTCATACCGACGTGATCTTGTATATACATCTCAATCGCAGCTGCATGAGCTTGTTTTATGTCTTCGCTAGAGTTTGGTATTCCGCCGACTTCTTTCTCTGCTACCGAAAGCTTGTTCCAGACTTTGTCAGGACGGTTCATACTAAAACCCCTGTATCCTCTGCGCCTTAAATAATATAATAGACGAGGTTTATTATTCTCCGCGAGTATAGGCATTCCATAAAAAACTAAAGCCATTAAAACGTCTTCAAAGAATATCTCTGCCGTAGGTGGTCTTGATAAGTATTCTAAAAAGAAGCTATTCGCAGGAGCGTCCTCCATACTAAACCTGGTTAA